CACGATAACGACGGGCTTTGATCATATCGAACAGAGCCTTTTCAACATGGGTTTCAGTGTCGAAAGGTACCATACGTTTAATGCTGACCAAATCATTACCAAAGGTAAAAATCTCGCCCTGCCATGCAGCTTTTACCGGGTTCATGCAAGTAATACTGACTCGAACCAGTTTATGCAGTTCTTTCTGCTTTTTTTCTCGCAGATACTGCTCAGAACGGTATTCCGATTCTTTAGCAGGCACTTTTGGGGCATCTTTAGGGATTACAGTAGCACCATTAGCTTTTGCTTCAGCAATCCGTTCCTTCAGCTTCTCATCACTGATATCAGCTCGGAATTTGATACCCAGTTTTTGAGCTTCTTCTTCCAACGCTTGACGCTGGGCGTAAGCAACTTTGGGATCTACTTTAGGCTGCTTTTGTTCGGTCAAGCTTGGAACATCATTCTGTCCACCCTGAGCCGAAGTTTGGTCATTGGTCTTATTTTCATCGGACATAACTCTATCCTCGGGTTAATAATGTCAGATTAAAAAGAAGCCCCCAAAGGGGGGCTTCCTCATACTACCCGCCTTTATTAGCGCGGTGCAACGGACTTGTACAGAGCGATACGTTCCGGGCGGGTGATCAGGATACCGTAGTACCACTTGATGGACATAAAGCCCGTTTCACCGTAAGGATCGTTACGATCTGCAACTTCACTACCAGGCTTCTTGTGGTAGATGGTGAACTTGTCTTCTTTACCACCGCGAGCAAAGCCAACAGTGGTAAAGGACTCGCTACCAATGCACAGAGCAGGGTAGATGTTGTAGGCTTCAGAACCTGCGTTTGTAGCGCCAGAAGCGGCACCAGCAACACCAGTACGGTAACCCGCATTGGAGGACACAGTGTCACCGAAACCTTCCCAGTGCATCATTTCCGGTACAACTACGATACGGAATTGGTCAATACAACCAATTTCACCATTCAAAATGGTGCTGCCCGCAGCGTAATGTTGCACAGGGATGAAAGCACGTTCGCCAAAGGGGTCTTCCATTTTCTTGACGACAGGGATCAGCTCAGAGCCAATGTACAGAACCCGTGCAGAATCCACCACTTTGGTGTCAATCATGCGGGTACCAGTAACCATCTTGGTCTGAGTCGGACAACGGTTGTTATCCAGATCAATGGCAAGACGCATCAAACCATCATAAGTCAGCAGAGACTCAGTGTTGGTTTCACCGTTCATTTCACCATCAGAACCAGCGGTACCGCCGAAGCGTACAACACCAGCAGCGTTCAACAGATCCATTTGCAGAACGTCTTCAGTGATTTCTACCGCACCGTTTACCATTTCCCGAGTAATGTGCTCCATGAGCATATCATCGGTATCGAAATCCATAGATTCCTGAGTGTATTCGTCAAAGAAGCCGAATTTCTCAAGATTGGATTCCAGTTGCACACGGGAGAAGCCAACACGGTTAACACGACCACCGTTTTCAGTCAGAGTCGGCAGACGGCCAGCAATGTAGCCCACATCCTTGGAAGAACCGTACAGGTTACCGGTATTCGGCACAGCCGCATTTTCGGTGATAACCCAACCAGCAGCTTCCAGTGCAGTCTTGGTAGTGGCGTAATCGGTATCCAGTACACCCAGATTACGGAAGATAACCACAGCATCTGCTTGAGCAGCAGTCAATGCGGCAGCTTCAGCAACATTCTCACCTACTGCGAAGTAAGAAGTGTACAGGTTGTCAGAGGTGTTCGGACGGTTGATGGTAATGGTTACTTCATACAGACCATTGGTGCCGTCTGCAATATTACCATTAGCGTCAATACCCTGATCGTTGATGTTCGCATCTTCGAGCAGAGGCAAGTAATGGTACAGTTTGATTTTCTTGCCATAATGTTTCGGCATGTTCTCAGTAGAGGACATGGGCAGAAAATACTGTTTTTTGCGAGACTCAAACAGAGCCTTGCGCTTATAGAAGTCAGAACGAATCTGACCACCACCAATGCTGGAATCGTTGCCTCCAACGGGGTCATTATAGCGACGTGGCATATCACTGCTCCTTTTGTTTAAAACTCAAATGGTCAAAGTTTGCCGGAGTTCATGGCTTCTTCAAACTCAGCGTCAGACATCTCCCAGATGGCTTTTTGCTGTGGTTTGCTCTTACCACTCTTTCCGCTTCGGTTTGATCCTTGGCTTGAAGCACGTTTGCGCTTCTCACGAGCCTCTGAATCATCCCGTTTGCCAGATGGTTTAGAAGGAGTCTTCTTGGGCGCGGGGGATTCTTCACTTTGGAAGAATTTATCCAACTGGCCTGAATTCTTCAATTCCTCACCAACTTGCTGATACACGCCAATAAAGGGCTCACCTTTAAATTGACCGAGAGCTTGGCGTCTGTTTACTTCGCCTGCAATTACATCGTATAAGCCAGCCTCAATATGATCGTGGATTACACGCAAATTACCAGGGGATGAAGCTACAATGCCGCGACTCTCTTTATCCCACTTCTTGTTAACTGTCTCCAAGGTTCGAGTTATTGATGGCGAGTCTTGAAGATCATCCAAAACTTCATCAAGCTCCATCTCGGAATCAGTAACTTGTTTCACTTCCGGGGTATAACTATCTACATTATCAGTATTTAAGCTAAAGGGGTCAATACTATGTTGTGCAAGCAACTTACTAATTGCTTCAGGCTTACCCGCAGCAGCTTCAATCATCAGATCAAGCTTATCTTCATCCAATAAATCATTATTACCCAATTTTTTAATAATCTTCAAATTAGGTTTAATTTGCTGCATTTTCTTGGTGTAGTTGGCTCCTTGCTGCATCAGAGTTCGGGCTTCATCTACACTTTTAACAGACATTTCTCCGCTATTCGCACGGAAAGGAGAAAGTAATTTCTCCATATCTGCTTTGTATTGCAGTAATTCTTCATCATTAGGCTGAGACTTTTCTTTTTCTTTTTCTTCCTCATCTCCATCAGAGGTGTCTTCTTCGTCCTCTTCGCCTTCATCCGAATCAGGATCATCGTCTTCTTCCTCATCATCTTGATTTTCGAGGTCATCGTTCTCTTCCTCGTCTTCATCAAGATCATTATCGTTGGAATCGGAGTCCCTCTCTTCTTCGTCATCTAAACCAAAATCATCAGAATCAGAAGAGTCGCCTAAAGAGATAGCATCCGGCTCTTTGTCCCCACCATCTTCATCAAACTCAACTTCAGGGGGAGCCTGATTCATAAACTCTTCATCAGACATGTTTTCGTAGTCAGGGGTACTCATGGCTACACCTCCAAATTGAAGGGCGCTTATTCAGCGCCACTTTCCAGTTCGTTGAGATCCATATACGCACGCTGAATATTCTGCTGGGCTTTCCCACCTTGCAGTTTAATCATCTCAAGATACTGAGCCACGCTGCTCAAACCACGGATCTCATCCATGACACTATCTCGCTCGTCCTGAGCTAGACGGGGATCATTAGACATGCGTACCAATTGAGCGGCACGATCACGAAAGAGGCCATCAGTAATGACTTTTTTGAAGTCAGGATTTTCTTCCAAACGTTCAAAAACTTTGACTTCTTCAACAATTTCTTGCTGTTCTTCGATGTAATTGATTACATCTTCTTTTGTAATCTGTTCTTGTACATTGTTCATGTTTAACTCCAACGTATCTAGTTTTCCTCAATATTCAACTAATGTTGAACTGAGCGTTAAGATAACCTTGGTTCTCACCAAAGTATTACTGCACTGTAGGCGGTTTCGGCAACATAGCCTCAACTATTGACTTCTCTGTTTGCGATCTCGCCTGTGCAGTAATTTTGTCAATCTCCTTAGCATGATCAGCACCGCTATCACGTTCAAGGAAATCAAGATCTTTGAGATCAGCATTACTGCTGGTTTCTCGGGCTTTCGCTTGATCCAGCACTGCTTTAGCTTGTTCTGCGGCAGCTTTGGCATCAATCAAACCAATTTCTTTCTGTAGTTTCAACAGTTCCAACTGCTGGATAGCCTGAGCCATTGGATCAGGTTGAGGACGATAATCCTCAATCCTTTTTGCCAATTCAGGCATGTTGCGCAGACGAGCAATCTCAGCACGGATTATTCTCACTTCTGCGGGGTCAGAGTTTGGCCCAATAGTTTGCAACATGAAAGCTAATTCTTGGGCTTTTTGATTATTTTCCTGAACACTATTGATTTTAATTCTAAGATCAACAGCACCAGATAAATCATCTCTACGAATTACTCTAAATTTATCGTTGGTAATGCGGATTACTTCTTCGTCTTCCAATAACTCAACATTCATAGCATTCCACTGCTTGAACATTTTAACGAGTCCATTAGCCAGACGACGTAAGATACCTACTTCACGTACAGCTGCTGCGTCTAAAACTCCATTAACCCCTGCTGCGCTGTTCTTACCTAACGCATCCCCATTTAATCCGCCAGAGAAAGCTTTAATGCCAGTCATGCTCTCAGCATTCAGACTGTGCATTTGAACCATGTTATAAGCACTCTGAGGGATCTCGGGATACTGGTGGGTATAAAACATCTCTTGAGGATTGCGTCCAGGATTATATTCGTAATCCTTCCCTTCCATAAATCTTTTACGGTTCAGGAAATCCAGAGAATCTTTTGAGATACCTGTTTGAGCGTTAGCACTCCGAGCCAACAAATCAACCATACCTCGGGATACCGCACCGATAATATGTTGATCATCTTCAATCAGTACAGCATCAGGTTCGCCGTACACAGACTCTTTGACAGGCAGATAATCTACAATGATGAAAGGAATCTGTTGATGAGGAAATGGATTCTTTTCCAGCTTGATCATGAGACTATCAACAAACACAGCTCGAATAGGCACGAGCTCATTTGTGTCTTCAATATCCCAGAAACCCCAGTATTCATAGGCGTAAAAACGCTTTCTTGCCTGATCTTGGAAAGTGAAGTTAACCTGCTTTTTCATAGCACTTGGAGATTGATCATGCTCTTCAGGAGCAACGACATCCATCTTTTCCAGGATATCCAGATTCTCATAAGTACCATCTGCATAAAGATCAGCAATACATGTCTCAAAACGGTAAATAGCAAAACGTGCGTTATCCATCTCATTCTTACAAGATGGGTCAATAATCACATCATCCGCATTGCAAAGTTCTGCTGTGGGGTGGTTACTCACTACTTCTATTTCATCCACCATTTCAGTGGATACAACAACTGGCATAAATATCCGTTGTTGTGGATCTACCATTGTACGCTGAAAAGCTTCTTTATAATGCTCCGGGACATTCTGTTCAAAGCTATCAGGGTCTTCATTGTAGAGCCCGGACAGTTTTTCAATAGTCATCCGACCTTTAAGTGAAGTATCCACGATATAATCGTAAGTACGTTTCTCGACTTTTCGAGTGCGTTCTCTGTATTTCCAGCCGGTACGGATAATGGCAGTACCTTCATCTACAGCACTGCGTACATAGCTATCAATAAATTTTACTTTATCAATATCTCTGCGAAATTGGGTATTGAGGATTAATTCATTTTGACGGGCACCCATTACGTCTTCAGCTGTAATAGGGTCACATTTCACAAGATCATCTTGATTAAGGAAAGGGTCACTCAGTGAGCCATAACGCCATTCTGCTTGCTTACGGATAGTTTTTGGTTGGTAATCCGAGAAGCCTTGGCGCTTTTTAATTTTGGCCTTTCCATCAACATGTAGTGTATCCAGCCAATGCTGCATACGCTCTATTTGTGTGGTGTGTTGTTGGCTGGCGTTTGTGAGATCTGCACGCAGATCTGTCACGGAGGGCGGGTTTTTCCAATCCACCATCTGCTCAACAATTACGTCATGATCGTTTTCAGGTAAATTCTTATCATCTTCCATTAGTGCACCTTCAACATCATCACAACAGTTTTCTCTTGGGTACGGTTAACATTGTTTCCGTCCACTTCAGAGAATTTGAGATTGCATTGAATCGCATGTGTACCTCTCTCCAGAGGACGTAACTTCACATACGCTTCGGTCCCTGAGTTGAAATCATCAGAGCCTTCTACCGCAGGAGGAATTACCCATTCTACTTCAACAAGTGTGTCGTTTTCTTGGGCAAGC